AATTTCAAAAGATCTTACGGATATCCTAGATCCATTTACTGAATGGTTCTTTGCACAGAATGATCAGCATCTGGTACTTGGACCAGATGATATGCAAAAGCAGCGTGCAGGTGGTCTAACCTATGAGACTGCTACAGACGAGCAGTATATGAATCATATTCTTGGAAAAGGAGAACGACATGTTGGTTTCCCAGAAGTTGCATGGTGCACCGATATGTCACAAGCACACGGACAACCGTGGTTTCCTCTAGAATATGGTAAAAGGCAGCAGGAAACTAACTATGAATTGATCAATTATCTTGGTGCTAGAAACAACGCTGTGTTTACATATTATCCAGAAGGTGGATTTATGGGATGGCATACAAATTGGAATGCTTCTGGTTACAATATTCTCATCACATATAACTCAGAGGAAAATGGTGGTTTCTTTAGATACCTCGATCCAGTAACCAAAGAAGTTGTGACAATGGTCGATCCAAAAGGGTGGTCATGTAAAGTTGGATATTTTGGTGACCGTAGCGATCCAAACAAAATCATCTATCATAGTTGCGGAAATACTGCCAAGCGATTGACACTTGGATATGTAGTTCCACATCTTGATATTTGGAAATCAATGGTTGAAGATATTACAGGTAAGGAATTTATTCATCCTTAATCTTCTGGCGCTGTTTGTGCTTTGCCAGCAGTTCTTCTAAAATCGTCAAACTTTCATGCATCTTTTCAATTTCATCAAGCATCTTTGGAACAGCGACTGATGCTTGATGGATAATTGCCTGCTCGTAGTTGGCACGAGGAATGGTAGCAAGTTGAATCCTTCTACGTCTAAAGAAATCTTTTATCCTACTAAGTAAGGAAGGTTTTCTTGCTTCGACCATGTTCAACTGACTGCCTTTTTGGTCGGTTGCCGTTTGGCGCATCTTTACAATTTGATCTTCTCTTGCCTTTTCTGCTGCTTCTTTTTCAAGTTTAAGTTTTTCATTTTCTTCACGAACAAGTTTTAATTCAAGAGACAATCTTGTTTCTTGTTCTACTTTGTTGCGTTGAAGTTCTTCATATTTTTCTTGCGCAATCCTTTCCTTCTCTAGTTCTTCTGGAGAAGGTTCATTGCTTACAATTTCCTCTTGCAAGTTTCCGTCGGTCCACTCCTCTACGACTATTTCCTCGGGTGGAAGTGGAGATGATACTAGTGGTTCTGGTGTATAATCTTGTGGTGGTGGCGCCACAACTCTTGCTCTTCCCATATTACTATCCTAATTCTATCATGCATGTATTAAGGAATAATCTTGAAAATTTTAATTTTCGTTCATAACAGAAATCAGTAACTGCTGCTCTGACACCAGGATGTAAACTATTGTGCCTTGAATAGTCATCTAAGAAAATCAACCCATTTTCTTTCACAACGTTGAGGCTGGAGATTAAATCTTCCATAACACCCTCGTAACTGTGATCACCATCAATATAGATCCAGTCTAAATCCTTCACACCAGACACGTTAAACCATTCACGGGAAGTCATCCTGTGAATTGTTACTGGTAGATCTTTAAATTCTTCGCATACATTTACAAATAAATCGTCATAAAATTTTTGGAAATCTTCTGGATTTGTTGATCCGACCAATGGAGAATATCTCTCTAAGATTTTCTCATAACCCATGTTCAACCAATCAGTAGTTTTTTCATATACGCTGATATTATATGGGTCAACCATATGTAAGTATCGACACTTTGTTAAAAGAAGTTTTGATGTTTCACCTTTCCAGATACCAATTTCTGCACCCACTGAATTCTCAGGAATCCACCTTTTAACAACTTTTGCAATATCAGTATTCGTTCCCAGCATCATTTACTTGGTTCCTATTACCATGAATCGATCGAAGTTTACCTTACCATCCCATGACCAGTAGGACTGTTCGATCTGCCCCTGGTATTCAACAGACTTGACACCGACATTTTCGATATGTTCTTCTATTGTTGGTACGCAATTGATACCATACATTTCTTTAAACACATTTGATGACTGACAGACAAAGATACAATCTGGATTTGCAGTTGTCATTTTCTTCAGAGGATACATTGTCTCGCAGCAAAGGGAAATTACCACATCAGTTTCCAACGCATTAATATCGTGATATGCAAAGGGGATATCCCAGTTGATGTGATTGAGTTCTACACCTTTCTCAGAATAATACCGATTGAAGACTTTTGATAGTTCTAGTGCATCCTTATCAATATCAATTAGATTAATCTTCTTTACGTTTAAATTTTCACACAGCAAAGGAACTAGTGGAAATCCCAACCAAGAATTTAGAATGGTAATATCCATCTGTTTTGGTCCACGAGTCAATCTCTGTAGTTCTTTTACCAACCAAATAGCAGCATCCATTGTATTGGGATTCATCGACTTACGAAAGTCTTCATGCTTCCATGGCATCTCATGGGCAATTTTATCTAGTCCTTCGCCCCAATGGCGATAATTGTTCAAGTAATTATAGTTTAACATCTTGTGGTCTTTCCATTGAATCATATAAACAAATAAGTGGTTCTTCTCTGAGAACTTGTTCTCTCACATCAGTTGGCCACATGTATCCATAGTTATAACTATACACCCAACCATCCGGAAAATAGTTGATCTTCAGAAGACGTTCTCTCTGATGACCGAAAAGATTATCAAGACCACGATAATAATAAAACATTTGATCAGGATAATCTCTAACGAACTTGGTAATCTTATCGATATCTAATCTGTCGTTCCATCTCAGAACACTAGAATTTAGATCCGTGTATTTGTGCGGGATCTCTTTCGTGTCCTCTTTCATTTTGTTCATATTGTGCCAGTGGGTACGAACAAATGTTAATCCATCCTCGGGGTCGTGCTCAACAATACAATCAATGTTGTGCTGAATTCCAATATCCAAGTCCAAGAAAAGTTTCTCACCCTGTTGCCTAACTACTGTTTTATTGAATAGGTATAATTTATTCCACCATTTCTCGTAATAATTATCGGCAGGTAACGGAATTACATTAATTTCTGGATTTAATCCAACCGAATGTTCTGTTAAGCAATAGAACTCAAACTCAGAAGTAATATACTTCTTGCATTGCTCCAGAATTTTATTGACATGTTCTGATCCATATTTGTATCCCCACTTTACGGTATAGATACTAATCATTATAAATTCCAATGTTCTAAAAGATAAGGATCAACAAGCGATTCCTGTTTTACTTTGCCTCTGCTGTTATCTTGAAATGGTAGCAAGTCAACATTAAACACACAGAGGATACAGTTCTTTCTATATATTCCTACTTCTAAATCGTCTTCATGCCAGTTACGACCACGATTGTATGAATATGCAAATGTGCTTGGGAAGTGCCGCCAGAGTGGTGTATCGCTAAAGTCGCCCCAGCGCCAACTATGATAGTTGTCAGTTCCATCCGTAAATGTGAACCAGATACGCTCTTGATGTTCTAGAACATCCTGCCAAATGCATTCTGTTTGATCATCTGACCACACCATGCAACTACCATTAGTGTAAGCACCATGTGCCAGTTTGAAGTTGCGAGACTTCATCGGGCGAGGGTCTTGCCACCAAGATCGCAACTTGGTAGGATTCTCAAAGTCATATGTAATGATTGGTGACAAGTCGTTCTGAATAATTACATCCAGATCGAAGAATACAAATCTTCCAGTTGGTTTATCTTCTGCGAAGTTGTGGGTGTTAAAGATAAATGTCTTGGGTCGATCCCAGCAGCGTGCCATACCATATTTGAAATCCTCAGATCCGAACCAGTATTTCGGATGGATGTTGGGAATGTCTGGGAAATCGATGACTTTAATTTCATGATCAAAACCTTCACTGTTATCTGTATAGCAATAGAAATGAAATTCAAATCTATCTGGCGTATGTTTCTTTGCCATCCGATAAAGACGATTGACAAACTCGGCTGAATATTTGGTTCCCCATTTACAACAAACGTAATTAACTCTCATTCGCAGTTCCACAATCTAATAATGTTTTCGTCTAAACAGTCAGATAATTCTTCCTGTTCTCTGGCGGATGGATGTGGAACATTGTCTGTATTAAACAAACAGATCTTAGCATCTTGGCGAAACTTGAATCGATTGACATCATCCGGATGATGCTTGCCTCGATTCCAAGAATAAATCCAACCACCTGGAATATCTTTCCAGAAATCTCTCTGCCTCCAGTAATGATAGTTGTCACTTCCCTTGAAGAAAGTTTTGAACACAGATTCCGCATTACTCAAGACATCTCTGTAAATGTGTTCGCATGATTTACCAGGCCAAAGCATCATACTGGAGTTGAAAAAGGTTCCGCGAATATCAATAAAGAATCTGTCGTGTTTCTGAGATTCTGGTTGCCAGCGACATTGAATAATACGAGGTTTCTGCGCAAGTTCTTCTATGTCAGATATATCTTCTTGGATTACTACGTCAAGATCAAAGAAACACCAGTTACCTTCGTATCCTAACCAGTTATGTGAATTAAATACTAAGAATTTAGCACGGTCAAAACAAAATGTTTCTTTACCGAACCAATATTTTGGGTGTAGAATACCATCATCTGGTATTGGCGCAGTATCACACTCAATTCCCTCTGCATCATCAGTATAACATGTAAAAGTATATGATGTGGGATTGCGAGCATAATTCTTCTGCACCATTTTATAAAGATTGTTTACATATTTTGCGGGATACTTATCGCCCCACTTAATACATACGAAGTTCATCATACTCTTTATCTGCTCCAGGAAACTGATCTAATCCATTTAATAATGCGATGGTATAGTCTGGTCTATAATAGAAAGATTCATTATGGTCGTCAATCCCATAATAGTCTGCGCCATACACGAAAGAATAAATCTCACCTTTCGGAAAGTAATTAAATCTAAAATCTTCGTGCCAAAGAAACCTATCATCTCCAAAATATTTAACCATGAAGTAATCAGGGTCGGAATTAAAGTGTTCCCATATATGTTTGGTAGTCCCATCTTTCCACAACATAACACTTGAGTTGTAATTACTCAAATACCGCATGTCATGTGTTTCGCCAACAATATCTGGAAACTCTTTATTCTTCCAATAAGTATACGCGATTGTGGGATGATTGTCAAGGTAATTCCACAGATGATCAATATTTTTTTGGATTCTAATGTCAAGATCTAAGTAAAGAACATCACCAAGACCTCGTTGACTGAACAACCAAACCTTATACCAATGTCCTTCGACATTATCTGGTAGAGGCCAAGCAACCACGATTGGGTCTAAATCAGTTGGGTCATCAGTAAAACAGATATAGGTATACTTCCTACCAGTACTCTCAACGATTTTATTTACGTCTTCAGCGGAATATTTTTTTCCGTATTTAAGCATCACTATCGTCTTCATCACAACTCCGAAATTATAAATAGTCTCAAATGATTTATAAGGGTTTCTCATGGCGACAATTCAAAATTTGTATATTGATCAAGGAACTACATATTCCCTTTCAATTACAGTCAGTGATCAAAACGGCGACGTAAAAGATCTCACAGATTATACTGTTCGCGGTCAATTAAGAAAATCTTATTATTCTTCCACGTCAACAAGTTTTACTGCATCTGCAACTTCTCCAACTGACGGTGAAATCACCATCTCTCTAACTGCAACACAAACAAGTGCATTAAAGGCAGGGAGATATGTATATGATATTGAAATTGAAAGTGATGAGGAAACACTTCGCGTCCTAGAAGGTATTGTTGTAATCAACCCAGAGGTAACACGATAATGTCAGTAAAAGTAACTGTTCCATTAAATAGAGGAGTTTCTACTTCTGTAGGGAATCAGAATGGAATAAATACAAATATTCTAAGTAAGAATGCCGCTGCAAAACTCGAAAATTTGAGCAATGTGGTTGTTGATGATACGGTGCAAGATGGTTATACGCTGGTATTTAATTCAGCGACAAGAAAGTGGGAAGCAGCACCTGCCGAGGAAATTAGTCTCGGTAATATTGATGGCGGAACGTATTAAAATAATAATAACCAAAAAAGGAAAATGTAATGTCAACAATTATTCAAATTAAGAGAAGTTCTGGCGCAACTGCACCAACTACATCGGATCTGCTAGAAGGCGAAATGGCATATGCACAAGACGCATCTGGTAACGGTGCAGGTGCGAAACTTTATATCGAATCAATTGAAGGTTCTTCCGCTGCGATCCATGCAGTCGGTGGTAAGTATTTCACAGACAAGGTTGATGCTCGTCTTATTGACGCAACTTCAACAGTTGGTGGCGGCGCAACTTTCGCCGAAGCAACAAACAACGGCACTAACAAAATAACTGTTAAGGCACCAAATACACTTGCTGCTGACTACACACTTACTCTCCCTGCAAACGATGGCGATGCTGATCAATATCTGAAGACAGATGGTTCGGGCGTTACCACATGGGCAGCGATTCCTTCGGGCACGTTCACAATCAGCGACAACCAAGGAACTCCAAATACTGATTCCTTCTCGACTGGTGGAACTCTGACTTTTGCTGGTTCTGCTGGCATCAAAACAACTGTTTCAGACAACCAAGTTGGTATTGCTGTCGACGTAAACGGAACAACTGAGGTAACTGCTCTTGCTGACGGCGATGAGTTCCTTGTTTATGATGCATCGGCAACAGCAAACCGTAAAATTACTGCCGAAAATATCGGTGATTACATCTATGCTGGTCTTTCAGGCGACATTACAGTAACTGAAGCAGGTGTTGTTTCTATTGCTGCTAACTCAGTTGCTCTTGGAACAGACACGACAGGTAACTATGTTGCTACTGTTGCTGGTACCACAAACCAAATTAACGTAACAGGTTCAGGTTCTGAAGGTGGCGCAGTTACCGTTGCTCTTACTGACGACGTTACGCTTGTTGGCGATTTAACAGTTGGTGGCAATGACATCAAGATGAATGGCGGAACTACTGCTATTACTTTCTCAGGTTCAGGCGACGTTGCAGTTGCTGGTGACCTGAAGGTTGGCGGTAATGACATTAAGACTGCCAACGGTGCAACTGCTCTTACACTTACAGACTCAACTGGTGACGTTGCTGTCAAGGGCGACCTGAAGGTTGAAGGTAATGACATCAAGTCATCAGACGGAACCACTGCCATTACAATGTCAGGCGCTGACGTTACAGTTGCTGGCGATCTTAAGGTTGGCGGAAACGACATTAAGGCATCGGACGGAACTACTGCCCTAACTCTTTCAGGCGCAAACGTTACTGTTGCTGGTAACCTGACAGTTTCGGGAACAACAACCACTGTTAACTCGACAACTCTGACTGTCACCGATCCTCTCGTGTTCGTTGGTAACGATAACAATGCAACTGACGCAGTTGACATTGGTCTGTTCGGTATGTATGATACGTCAGGTTCACAAGACCTTTACTCAGGTATCTTCCGCGATGCTTCGGACGGTAAGTGGAAACTCTTCAAGGACTCACAAGCAGCACCAACCACAACTGTTAACACAGGCGCAACTGGTTACACTATCGCAACTCTCGTTGCTAACCTCGAGGGAGGAACTATTTCTTCGCTTGCTTCTGCTATCACTGTTCCAAATGGTGGTACTGGTGTGACTTCGCTAACTGCTAATGGCATTCTTTATGGTGGCGGCACAAGTGCAATCGGTGCGACAGCGGTTGGAACTGCAGGGCAGGTTCTAAAATCAAACGGATCTGGCAATGCTCCTTCGTTCGGTAATATCGACGGTGGAACTTACTAATATATAATATGGGAGGGGAATTTCTCCCCTCCCAACATTTTGGAGATACATAATGGATCAAACTAAGTTTATTAATTCGTATATTGCAAACCTTGCTGAACGACTGAAGGCATTGACACTTGATAATATCATGCTGAACACTCAACTTACAATGGCAAATGAAAGCAATAATGAGTTGAAGCAAAAGATTCAAATTTTAGAAGATATGATAGCGATTCCAGTTCCAAAGTCCGAATATATGGGTCTCGACGGTAAATTAAAATCTGATTACAAGTATACCGAAGAAGAAGAACCATATCTTGTTGATGATGCGGAACAGAATGAGAAGGAAGTTCTGAATGTCGACAGTAGTCCAGATAAAACGAAGTGAAACGACTGGGGCAGCACCTGTTGCTGGTGATCTAGCAGTCGGAGAACTCGCAGTCAATTTGACTGACAAAAAATTATTCTCTAAGAAAACTGATGGAACTGTTGTTTCTATTGGTGGTGTTGGGGTCGACGGTGGGACGGGAGAAACTTCCGTTACCACAATTTCGTTTGCAGATACTGCATTCAGTGACTTCAACGTAGATACAACCACAAGTCCTGGAACTGCAATTGTTCGTCTCAATCAGTTAACCGATCTAGACTACGGATTAATTACTGATGCTGTTGCAGCATATAATTCAGTGGATTACGGGAGTATCTGATGGCGGCAAGAGTCAAACTGAGAAGAGGTACTTCTACGCAGCACCAAGCATTTACTGGAGCAGAAGCAGAAATAACAGTCGACACAACTAACTGGTCAGTTAGAGTGCATGATGGATCAACTGCTGGTGGTCACGAACTTCTAAAAACATCTTTGGACAACATTGAGGACGGTGCCATTCTAGATGGTGGAACATACACCTAAATAGATGGACTAGGAGATACAAATGGCAACTATTTTACAACTTAGAAGGGGAACTACTACTCAGCACTCGTCATTTACTGGTGCTGTTGGTGAAGTTACTGTCGACACAACCAAAGATACGGTTGTTGTTCACGACGGAACTACTGCTGGTGGTTTTCCTTTGGCAAAAGAATCTGCATTATCAAGTTTTATCGATTTAACTGACATCTCTGTTACAGATGCTGGTGGTGAAGGATCTCTGTCATATAACAACACAACTGGTGTGCTTACTTACACCGGACCAAGCGCATCAGATATCCTGACAGCAATCAAAACTGTTGATGGTTCTGGTTCAGGATTGGATGCAGATCTTCTTGATGGTAACTCGAGCGCATACTTCCGTATTAATGTGTATGACGCAGCAGGGAATTTGTTAAACTAATATGGCAACAGTAGTTCAACTGAAACGAAGCGAAACAACAGGTTCAGTACCCGTTGCTGGAGATATTGCAGTTGGAGAACTTGCTGTTAATCTGGCAGACGGAACATTATATTCTAAGAAAACAGATGGTAGTATCATTGAAGTTGGTGGTTATAACCCAGAGTTTTTCACAATCCCAGAAACAATTGATTTAGGCGATTTAGCAGGAACTAGTCCGTCGACATACGACATGGGTTCATTATAAATAGTCCTAAAGAGGACAAGATATGGCAATTTCTTCAAGACAAGGTTTAATTGATTACTGCTTACGCAGACTAGGGTTTCCTGTACTCGAAATTAACGTAGATGAGGATCAGGTTTCTGACCGCATCGACGATGCCTTGCAATATTTTCAAGAATATCATTTTGATGGGGTTGAGCGTCTTTACCTTACTCACCAAGTTACAACTGCAGAACTTAAATTTTCAGGTCTATCCGCTCCATCTTTTGAGATTGATGAAATTTTAACTGGCGCAACATCGGGTGCGACTTGTAAACTTTTCTCTCTCAGCGGGACGAATTCTAGAGTTTCTAGCGTAAAAGGAACATTCGTTGCGGGTGAAACTGTTACTGGATCAGTGTCAGGATTTAGTAGAGCATTGGCATCAAGCAGTTTCTATACTCCTGGAGATATTCAGAACGGATTTATTCCTATTCCTGATGCAGTTATCGGCGTAATTCGCGTTCTACCAGTAAACGGTCCAAGTTCTGGTATGAACAATCGTAACAATATGTTCGATATTATCTACCAATTCCGCCTGAATGATATGTATAACCTACTGTCAGCAGACATGGTTTACTACACCCAAGTTCAGCAACACCTATCAATGCTTGACATGCTTCTGGTCGGCGACAGATCTATTCGCTACAATCGTAAGATGGATAAGATGTTTATCGACGTAAACTGGGAGGAAGTTTTCGATCCTGGCGATTATGTAATTATCGAATGTTATCGTATTCTTGACCCTACTACATATACTCAGGTATATGATGACATGTTCCTCAAGCGTTATGCTACTGCACTGATCAAACGTCAGTGGGGCGAGAACATGAAAAAGTTTGGTGGTATCCAACTTCCTGGGGGTGTTATCTTAAACGGTAAAGAAATTTACGATGAAGCAGTTGAAGAAATTACTACAATCGAAACAGAGATGCAACTAAAGTCGGAACTCCCTGTCGATTTCATGGTGGGATAAGATATGCCTACCAACTTCTACTTTCAATCTGGCAATACATCTGGAACCACAAACGAACAGCGTTTGGTGGAAGATCTTGTCATTGAAAGTTTAAAGATTTATGGTCATGATGTTTACTATCTCCCACGACAAACTGGTAATCTAGATGGTATTCTCGGCGAGGATGCGTTACAGTATTTTGATCAGGCATATCCGCTCGAAATGTATCTTGAGAACGTTCAAGGTTTCGAGGGTGAAGGCGAACTGTTCACTAAGTTTGGTTTCGAGTTTAGATCTTCCGCAACTTTCGTCGTTGCTAAGAGACGCTGGGAAGAAGGTGTTGCTCAGAATGCAACACTACAATTACCAGGGAGACCAGCAGAAGGCGA